CGCGAAACGTGATCTGTAAAAAAACCCGATTCGTTGCTGGTTTTATCCAACTGGCTCATTTCCGCTGATAAATTGTAAGCCGTTGACTTAGCCACGCGGTCAAGTCCAACAGTTACAAATAAAGCGGAGCCGTTAACTTTAGCCATCAATCCAATTTTCAATCGTTAAAATTTCACGATGCACAATGTTAGTGTCCGTAATACTTGAAAGGCTAGTTTGCTGAACAAGTTTTGCAGTTACAATTTTGCCAACGTCTAGCGGTAAATAGTTTTCAGGATAAAGGCAAACAATTTGCAAAATTTGGTCGGCTATTGTGTCGGCGTCAATGCGTCCAAATGGCGCAATTCCAGCCGTTACAACGTCCAAAGTTATTGTTGTAATGTAATTAAACTCCTGGTTGTCTTTGTCGTCTTCTTGCGTTTGATTTCCTATTAAAATATAAGGGAAAATTGCATTGTCAGGCGCAAAAGTGTCGTAACAAGGGACAGGAACAGTTTTATAGGTAATTGTATTGTTTAAAGCCGTCCAGTAAGCCTTGCGCACAAATAGTTTAATATTTCTCATTGCTTTTTATTCATTAATGTCGTTAACGTGCGCTCAATTCTTTTTGGCAATTCCGTGCGTTGCTTAAAGACCTCAGGATAAAAAAACGGCCTTGCTGGCAAGTTTACTTCTTTAACTCCAGCGCCTTTGTATTGTGCTGCAAAGTTGCTTAACTCGCTTGGCACCTTTACCCTAGTTCCCGTTCCAAACTCAACGTAAGGTGCATAATTTGCCCCAACCTCCACGCCTCCAGTTACCTGGTTTTTGCTTACTTTTATTGGCGTTGATTGAATGCTATTTTTTAGCGCGCCAGTATCAACCGCAACATTGCTTGCCGCGCCGCTTTCAATTGCAAGCATAGAGTCCTCAATTTCCGCGCGGACATAATCGGCAACGTCGCCCTCTAAGTTTTTTAAATACTTATAAAAGGCGTTTAGGCTTTGCTTGTTGAATTCAATTGTTAACATTTAAACGCGTTCAATTGCTATTATTTTAATGATTCTGTCATATTCCAAAACGTCAACTAATTCGCTAATTACAAGCGTTTTGCCAGCGTAAAGAATGTGCATAGACTTGGTAAGTGTTACCAAAGGGTTGTCTCTAATCAGCAACTCCCATTGGTTTTTTATAACCATTTGATCCTCGCTATTTTGACGCTGGCCGCTTACGTTAGTCACCTTTGCCCAACAAGTATAAGTCAAAGTCGGTTGCGAATAAAAGCCGCCGTAACCATCGCCAAAAAGGCTAGGATTAATAAACGAAATTCGTTCGCGTAAATCGCCCGATTTAATTTCTTTGTTTGTTCTCACGCGCCAAACCAGTTATAAGTTTTATAAGGCATTAATAACGCTTTAACTCCCAAAGGTGATTCAATGGCTTGCAAATCGCTGAAATCTTCGCGGCGTTCGTAAAGCGTGTTTACCATCATTTTAACCGCCAATTTAATGTCCTCAGGAACGGTTGTAAATCCAGCCGTATAAACCAGTTTAAATTTATACGACTGAGCGCCGCCAAGAATAAATAATTTAGGGTATAAGCCAGCATTTACGCGGTATTGTAAAGGCGTTTCAACGTTGTTTTCGTCAATTGTTACGCATTTAGAAATATTTGCCTCATTTGTTAGAGGACCATACGGCATTTGGAATTGATAAGGGAACGTAAACGAGTCAATCGTAACGGTCTTTAAAACAATGCTTTTGCCTATGTACGACTCGCAATGGATGCGAGCCATTTTTATTAGGCTAGTAATTAGCGTGTCTTCATTAAATCCGTCAATTCGTGCGTATTCTTTCGCCTCTGCCAACGTAACTGGTTCGGTTACTGCCCCCGTGCTTAATTGTACCGCGTAGCCAGTAAAACTGCCATTGCTTGGCGTATATAGTAAATCACTCATTGTATTGTTTCTTTGCTTTGTCAACGATAAAAGTATAAAATCTTTCCAATTCTTGGTCCTGGTATTTAAGGCGTTCCTCTGCAAGGTTGCGCATTATATTTTGATGAAAGTCGTAAAGTATCTCGTCACTCATTAACTCCTCGATTTTTGCAGCCATTCCGTCTAAATCTTCGCGGTCAAAGTAAAGCCCAGCGGCGCCAAGACATTCCTTCAAACCATCTGTAGGCGTGCAAATTACTGGCAGTCGATTAATAGCAGCCTCCAAACCTACACGGCCATAGGACTCGTAAAACGATGGGACAAGCACAATGTTTGTTTTTCCGTAGATCAAATGCACGTCAGGCGTTTGCGCAACGTATTTAAGATTTTTTAGCGTGTCGTCCATAATTTGCTCGCCATAACTACCAAGCACGCCAAGAAATTTACGCTTAGGCAATCGCTTTGCCAGTTCGATTAATATTTGGCCGCCTTTATTTTCGTTACAATTTATTAGGGTAATGTATTGCCCATGCTTGCGGTTATATTTTACGTCCTCGGGAAAAATTGGAGGCTTGCAAACAATCGACGCATTTGGGTAAGGCCCGTTTTGTACATTTTTTTCGTTTGCCTTGTTGTTATAAACAACGTGAATGTTTTGCGCTTTAAATCTGACGTTTCTATAATCGGAATCGTTGTGACTTAAAAAAATCAATTGCTTTTTAAATTGTCTTGACCAATTAATTGCAACGCCTGTATTATCTAAATGCGTAAATATTACGCTTGCATTTTGTAAGGCTAAAAAAAAGTCGTTTGAATAATAGCCAGTAATAAACTTGATAAAACTAAACTTTTCGCCGTCGGGATAAATTTGGCCCTCGGGTAAAATCACCTCAATATTACAGCCTTTTTGGTGGAAATATTTGGCGTAATGCTGAACGGTCCACTCGGCGCCCGAGTTATGAGTTCCAGCCCAAGCATGTACAAAAAAAACGATATTCATGTTTTTTATTTTTGATTCGTTGAAAGGTATTGATTTTTTAGATAAATAAAAAAAAGCCCCGACGATTTGTCGGGGCCTTAATCAAACTAAACACCTATTTTACTTATACTGCGGACCCGTTAGCCAAAGCGGCTGCAAATGTTCCGTAAACGATTGACTGAGTAGTGTAAACTGCAAGTGCAATTCTTTCCTCAACGCGTACAGTTACAAAGTTTTTAGTTACGTTGTCAGCGTCTTGCTCAAAGAATTCAAGCGTGATGCCCTGACGAACGAACAACTGGGAACCAAGCGCAAAGTCTCCAACAAAGAAGTCGCCAGCAACAACGCCATTGATTGCGTAAACTGGAACGCCCAAGATAAACATTTGTCCGCCAGTCATAGAAACGTAAGACGGCAAAATGTATGCTCCAGTGCTTTCCTTAACAGATACCAACTGCAAATAGTCAGACGGGTTAATCATGATTGCATTTGGCGCGTATTCGTTTTTAGTTGTTTGAACAACCGCAGCAGCCAAAACGTCAAATCTGTTGATTAGAGTACCGAATTTAACAGTAGTCCAAGCAGAGCCGTCAGTTGCAAAACCGTTCAAGTTCTGACCAGTTCCGCTTCCGTACAAAAGTTGGGTATCTTCTACGTTCAACAATTTGCTTGGCGCACGGCTAGAAAGGTAAGCAATCAAACCTGGGGTATCGTCCAACATTTCTTTAGTCAATCGCATGAAAGTTGGGATTGTTCTAATAGAACGATCTACCGCGGTCAAATCGAAATCGGACTGAGGCTTAAGTGAACCCTGAGCGGTTGGCGCAGCAGCGTTGTCGTAAGCGCTTTCACGCACGAAACGAATAAGGTTGCTAGAGGTTTGTCCAACTGGCAACAATTGACGAACGTTAACCTTTCTGTTTGGAGTAAACTTCAAATCAGGAACTCTTTCGGCTGGGATAACTTCGCCAGTATAAGAGTTACCAATTGTCATGTCGCCGCCTTTCAATTCAAGGTCCAACTTTACTTTGTTAGCGTTTCCGCTTTTGTAGTTTCCGAATGCGTCAGATGCAAAAGCCTTTTCTAGTTCGCTAGAGAAAGAGTAACCTTTTGCAGCGCTAGCGAAACCAGCCTGAGTTCTAGCGTCTACGCCGTCAAGTTGAGCCTGTAGCGCGTCTGCTTTTTCATTTAGTTTTGCGGTTTCGGCAGAAAGTGACTTTCTGAATTCTTCGCCCGCTTCTTTCATTGACTTTACGTCTGAAATCAAAGCCTCGTTTGATTCCAATTTAGCCAATACAGAGTCCAATTGTGATTTAATTGCTTCCATTTTGTTTTAAATAAATTTTTTAAGTTTTTGATAATATTCAAATTCCAAAGCCATTGCTATTGTCGGGTCCTCTTCGCTCTTAAATTGAGTTTCCTCGGATTCTACAATTTGGACTGACTCCAAAGCCTTTAGATGGTTTTCTAGTTGTTTTAATCCTATTTCAAGTTGAATCATTCCCTCGTCGGTAAGGTCCCCATTGCGCAAAATGTTGCAAAACTTAGCCAACATTTCTTCGCTTTTTGGCTTGTCCCATGATTTCATTGACTCAATCGGCGTATTTGGATTGGCTCCCCAAGTTACTGTTGATCCCTCCCAAAGTTTAATCTCTCTAATCTCTCTATAACCAGCCTTGTTGTCGGCCTTAATAATTTCAAATCCAACTGAATGCTCGTTAAAAACGCCCTCAGCATAAAGTTTAATTACGTCTTTTCCGTAACTGGTCTCGGTAATCTTAGAGGTAAAGCGCAATCCTTTTGCGTCTTCCATTAATTCCGTAGGCTTGCCCAATGGCATCAAAGGATTGTGCTGCAAAAGGTGCATAATTCTATTGCGGCCCATTGGTCCGTTTTCGGCAACAGTCTTTTTGTAGGCGCCCGAAACGATTACGTCGCCGTCAGAATCTATGTTATTAAACGCCGAAAAATAACCAGTCACGATGCCTTTAACATCGTCAACGTCTTCGATTATTCCCTGGCTTATATTCTTGTAAATCATTGCGTCTTTTTTTGTAAAAATAAAAGGCTATAAAAAAAAAGCAAACCAATAAATTATTGATTAATGAAATGCATTGCTTTGGCTTCGCTTTCTTCGAAAAGGCTTGTATAATTTTTATAACCGCCCTCAATATCGCTTTCGCTTGGGCGCTGAAATGAAAGGAACGGAACGCAAATATAACTGTTGCCCCGTGGATGGACTTTTGTCCTAAAATATTCGTCAATTGGCACCTCAAAATCCAATTCTGCCATTTCCTTGGCAAATCTATGCGAGTAAAGTATTGCGTGCGTGGTCCAAGAGCCGTAGGTCCTAACCAATCCCTTACTTATTCGGTCAATTCTTGAATCTTTTATATTAGCCCCAAGCATTAACATATCCCAGTCGGCTGGCAAGTCATTAATTGCGTCTTGTAAATTTGTGGCCCAACCTCTAAACGTTGCATCGTCCTCAAATATCAAAACGTCGCCCTCGCATTCTTGAAATATTTTTTTAAAGGTTTGCGCTAATCCAAGCCAGCCCCATTCGTGTTTAATTGCGCTTACCCTTTCTAAATTAAAATGAGGCGCCAACTCATTCATTGACGACCTCCATTTGTCTTTGCGGTGGTCTAAGTTTATAACGTAAGCAATCATTTGCGCATCGGTAAGCCGTCAACGTCTCGCATTATTCTAAACACAACTTTGCAGCGGCAATTACAAATTTGGTCGGCGCCAGCACCTTTTGATGCGTCACCTGGTTGGCCCATTTGTACGCCGCCAACAATAAAGTTTTGGTCAAATGGAATCCAAGGCTTTGACCTCATTTCTGCATGGTCAGGACGCGTGCGCGTGTCGGTCGC